CCGCCGCTGGTGTCCCGCCCGTGATCGCGGGGTTCAGTGAAGGTCTCGGTGCCGCAACGTATTCCAACTACTCGCAGGCTCGACGCCGATTCGCTGACGGCACAATGCATCCCTTGTGGGAGAACGTCGCCGGATCGCTTGAGGACCTGCTCGACCCGCCCGACGATGCTCGACTGTGGTACGTCGCCAAGGATGTGCCGTTCCTCCGCGAGGACCAAAAGGACGCGGCGCTTATCGCCAAAACCGAAGCGGAGACTATCAACTCGCTCATCACTGCTGGCTACAAGGCAGACAGCGTGACCCAGGCCGTGATCGCACAGGACTGGAGCATGTTGCAGCACAGCGGCCTGATGAGCGTCCAACTCTTGCCGCCCGGTTCTGTCAAGAGCCCCAAGCCCGGTGGCAGTGAAACCGTGAGCAGAGATCGGATCGTTGAGCTGCCCGATGGACAGTTCGGCATCGTGGTCGATACGGAAGGGAACACTGATGAGCACCACGACGATTGAGCGCCGGACGGGTCGCCCGTCCGCTATAGGTGAGCGTCAGTCGCCGTTCGCGTTGCGGGCCGACGACGACGAAGAACTAGACGGCTGGACACTCGACGGCTACGGCGCAGTCTTCAACAGGGAGACGGTCATTGACTCTTGGGAGGGTCGCTTCCGAGAGGTGATCGCCAACGGGTCGATGAAAAAGAGTTTCCGCGAGAGCCCGCCGATTGTGCAGTTCGACCACGGTCGGCACCCGCTGATCGGCTCATGGCCCATCGCGGAACTCCTGTCGGTGCGCGAAGATTCAGACCCGGAGCGTGCCCCCGAGGGCGGCGCTCACCTGATGGCGCGGATGTTTGAGCACCTGTTCTTCGAGCCGCTGCGCATGGCGATCCGTGCGAAGGCGATCAAAGGCATGAGCTTCCGTTTCGAGGTGGTGCGCGAAGAGTGGCGCACCGCTGACGGCAAGCTGATTCGGGACGACGAGCAGTTGTTCCAAGCACTCAGGGAGACCTGGGATTACAGCGTCCCCACCGAAGACCTGCCGGTTCGCACGCTCAAAGAACTCAGGGTGTCCGAGATGGGTCCCGTTGTGTGGCCTGCATATTCGGACACCAGCATTGGCATTCGGTCGGTCGACCTTGACCGCCTGCCCCACGACCGCGAGGCCCAGCGCGCGGTCATTCACAAGCTTTTCGCCGCTTCGCTGGCGAAGAGGTCGGAGGACAACTCCGAACCGAACACACAGTCCCAGAGTGAGGTTGCGCCGCAAGCCACACGTGATGCAGATGCATCAGGTGCCGGGGAGCACCCAGCCGAACTCAACGACGCGCCGCAAGCCACAGGCTCAGAGCAGCCTGCCGGGGAGCACCCGTCGTCACGCGGTCTCCGTGCCGATCAGATGGTCGCACTGAGATCCATCCGTCAAATGGTGCATGAAATTCAGCTGCGAAAGGAACAGTCATGAGCACCAATGCAACTGGCACGCCGGATAGTGGCGACAAGCCCGCCGAGCGCTCTGCCCTTCAGATGACCTACACCCAGGCCATCAATCGCATCCAAGAGATCGAAGCTCGCATGACCGAGCTGTCCGAACTCGACAGCCTCACTCCCGAGCTGGATGCGGAGTTCCGCGAACTGCGGGACGAAGCGTTCCTCGTGGACGAGCACCGCAAGCGTCTTGAACGCGCCGACGATCTGGCGAAGATCAAGAGCGTTCGCGGCCAGGCCGATTCGGCGATTCGCACTCGCGGGATTCGTGTTGCCCCTGGCACAACCGTGTCGAGCGGCTACGACGACTACGACCGTGACTCCATCCTGGAGCCAGACTCCGTGGAGGACCGTCGATTCCGTGACCCGTGGAACCTCACCGAGGTTCGTCAGTACGGACGCCCCGCTGGCGAGCTGGGCGGCGAGCTGCGTGCTCGCGCCCTGTCGGCCATCGAGAAGATGCCCGTGGCGAGCGACCGGATTCGTGCGCGCGCAACGGAGATCATCGAGCAGTTCGACAGCAAGGATGCTCGTCTGTCGCGGCACGTCCTGCTGACCTCGAAGCCCGCGTACGTGCGGGCCTGGTCGAAGCTGGCTCTGAACCGGCAGCACACGTTGACCGCCGAAGAGCAGCGCGCCCTTGCGGATGTGGAAGAGTACCGGGCGATGTCCCTCACGGACTCCGCTGGCGGGTATCTCGTTCCCTTCCAGCTCGATCCGACCCTGATCGTGACCAGCGCCGGTGTCCGCAACGACATCCGGCAGATCGCCCGTCAGGTGGTCGCCACCGGCGACGTGTGGAACGGCGTGTCGAGTGCCCATGTTTCGTGGTCGTTCGACGCGGAAGGCTCTCAGGTCAGCGATGATTCGCCGACCTTCGGGCAGCCGTCGATTCCGAACCACATGGCCCGAGGCTTCGTGCCGATCTCCATTGAGGCGTCGATGGATGAAGCCAACGTGGCCCAGGAAGTCGGTCGCCTGCTCGCGGGCGGCAAGACCGATCTGGAAGGTTCGGTGCTGATAACCGGCGACGGCTCCGGTAAGCCGACCGGCATTGTGACGGCCCTGGCGGCATCTTCGCCGTCCGTGGTCGTCCCGGCTGCAACTGATGACACCTTCGCCATTGGCGATGTCTACAAGTTGCAGGGCGCACTACCCGCTCGCTATCGGGCCAACGCATCCTGGCTGGCGAACAACTTGATCTACAACATCGTTCGCGGCTTCGATGACTACGGTGGCGGCTCGTTCTGGGCCGACATGAACGATGACCGTCCTGCCCGTCTGCTGGGTCGCCCGGCTCTCGAAGCCGAAGCGATGGACGGGACTATCGACACCACTGGCGCGGCGAACAACTACGCCATGATCTTCGGCGATTTCGAGAACTTCGTGATCACGGATCGCCTGGGCATGGCCGTCGAGTTCCTGCCGCATCTCGTGGGTGCCGATCACCGTCCGACCGGCCAACGTGGTTGGTTCGCCTACTACCGCATCGGTTCTGACTCCGTCAACGACGGCGCGTTCCGCATGCTGAACGTGGCGAGCGCCAGCTAGTCGGAAAGCTAGGGGCGGCAAGGGGTTCCGTACGCCTTTCCCCTTGCCGCCCCGCTTAATCCCGTTGGGAGACAAAACAAATGGCAGTGCTACGAGCGAAGACAGCGTTCTCCTACACCGACCGCAACGGGGTTTCCCGGCTGGTCAAGGTGGGGGACCTGTTGAACGACAACGATCCCGACGTTGCCAAGCGTCGTCACCTTTTCGTGCCCGTCGAGGAACACGTCGAGGTGGTCGAGCGGAGGCGCGTCGGCACACCCCTCATGGAAACCGCTACGGCAGAACCCTCTTCGCGTCGGTCACTGTCGCGGTCGAGAGGGCGCAAGGGCAGCGAGCCCGCCGAGCCGGTCGCTCCGGTGGTCCAGCCGGTGGTCGAGCCGGTGGCTGAGCCCGTTGCCGAGACCTCCACGGAAACGGAGTGACCGCAATGAAACTCGTCTACAACTCCAGTGTTGCCAAGGTCGCCTTGGCGTATGACACCATCGATTCGGACACGGACACCACTGGTGCAGTGCTCGACACCTACGACGGCGGAAACGCTTTCGCGGAAGTCGATTTCATCGTCACCACCGGCACCGTGACTGACGGCACCTACGAGTTTGCCATCACCGAGTGCGACACCGCTAATGGCGACTTCGACCCGGTTCCGGCGTATCGGATTCTGGGCACGGTGCCGACCGTGGGTGCATCCAACGACAATGCTCTGTACTACTTCGCTTGCCGCCCAACGAAGCGGTACGTGCAGCTCGTCGTCACGTCGGACCAAACGACTGACGGCGGCGCGATGGGTGCCGTGGCGCTGCTGAGCACGGGCAGCGTCAACCCGCCCGTTCGCTGAGGGGGATGACATGCCAGATCTCAACGCATCCGACGTGCAGACGTACACCAAAGGGAGGCTTGCCAGTTCGGACAATCTGACGACCGTGCTGCTCAAGGCTGCCCTGGCGGGTGCGCGGTCGGTTTGCGGCTGGCATGTCAACCCTGTCAAGGAGAACCACGTGCTGACACTTGACGGGTCGGGCAGTGAGCTTCTGCTGCTGCCCACCCTGAAAGTGGTTGAACTAAAAGCCGTTACCGAAGACGGCAAGTCACTCGATCTTGCGGATGTCATGCACTCTGCCGGTGGGCCGGTTCGGCTGCGCAAAGTCACTGGGCGGTGCTGGACTCCGAAGTACAGCGCAGTCACGGTCACGATGGACCACGGCTACGACGATGAGGCTGCTGCTGATTGGCGGCTGGCTGTGCTCGACGCGGTCGACCGATTCTCGGAAAGCATTGGGGCAACGGGGCTCAAGCGCTATCGGGTGGATGACGTCGACCGTGAATGGTTCAACAACCCTGACGCCTTCAACCGTCATCTGATCGCACCCTACAGGTTGATGCCATGACCGCTGGGGGACAGTCGGTCACGTTCGTCTCCGTGGGTACGGGGGCAACGGACGAGTGGGGCAATCAATTGAAATCGCAGTCCACCACAACGATCACGAACTGCCGTTTCCGGCCCGTGTCTGTGTCCGAGACCGTCGACTACACCGACAAGACGACGACCCTCTGGAAGCTCACGAAGATCCGGCCTATCGAGAGCCAGTTGCTCGACGCCAAGCCGAACGATCTTCTCTTGTGGGACAACAAGACTTTCGAGATCGACGGTGTCCCAAAGGTTTTCACTGACCATACCGGGTCGGTGTATAAGGTCACGGTGTTTGCCAAGCTTCAGCAACGGCACGTGGCCTGATCCTTTGCAAGGAAAGGAAATCCGATGAAGTACGAAGTGCTGCGACCGTGCGTGGTTCGCTCGCCGGATGGCAAGAGCGCCACGCACTACCGCAAGATGGGCACCGAGATC